ATGCCATATCTTTCTCCTTTATTGGTCTTAACCGTCAAATGAGTTTGAAAGATATTGGCATTGATTCAATTCTTTTCTTTCTTATTTATTCTTTCTTTTAGAGACAATAATCTTATATTTATTATTCAAGAATAGTTATAATACTAGATTATTGTCTCTTCTTAAATCACTAGATAAATCTAGTGATTTAAGAATTAATATATATATATTATAATATATAATAATTCTTTTATTTCTTTTCTTTGCTTCTTTCTTTTCTTTTTTTCTTATGCCAAATAAATCGGGGCTTGCAAATTTTCACCTATGGGTGTACCTGCATTCACAAGACCAGTGACAGAGTTTAATCTCCAGTGACCTGTCACTTCGGACAAACGCACTCAAGTTTGTTGCCAATTCAATGCGGCAGGATTTTCTTTGCTTAATTACTGTCGGCTAGAACTGCATTGAACCTTGATTTGGCAAGGCTTGAGATTTGTGCCCATTTTATGCACAGCGTACTGTGATTTGTCAAGTTGCTTATGCCGGCTTATGTCGGCTTTCGTATAAACGTCTTAGACCTGTAGCGAGAAGTTATATGGTTGTAGCCTCATCGAACAGTGTATCCATGTCATCGTAGAATGCGTCTTTGTCGTCTTGAGTTATTCCGCAGTAAATCAGTGTAGTCTCGGGTGAATCGTGATTTAACATTCTCTGGAGTGTCACAAGAGCTCTTGAATCGTCGGGGTGCATCTTTATTGTCCAGTAGCCAAAGGTCTTTCTGAGGCTATGTGCGCTCAAGTGGTATGGTAGCCCAAGGTCGGTTTGAAGCGAATGAATGATTCTATAGATTTGTGATTGGTCAAGACAACCGCCTTTCTCGGATTTGAACAGATAGTCTTCAAGGGAGTAGTCGCCGATGTAGTCGAGATATGTCTTGATTGCTTCACGGCATGATGAATTAAGCTTTGGATTGTTGTGTTTAGAGGTCTTTTCCTCGAACAAACTGATATAGCTTTTAAATCTACCGCCCTCGGTAATCACATCGCCAATCTTGATTTTAACTAAGTCGCCACCACGGAGTCCCGTTGAAATGCCGAGGGTGAAGAACATGTAGTTACGAAGTCTGATGCGTCTAGTCTTACCGTTGTTGAGCAAGAACTCTTTTGCCTTTTGAATATCCGCCATGTCTCGAATTGGATCGCCAGGGGTTGCCTTGGGTTTGCCATGTGAGGTGTATGGCGAATTGTTGCGTGGACGCTTCTCAATTTCGGGGCGCTTTGGTTTTACGGCGTCGCCAATGTCGATAACGTTGCACTCAAGTTTTGGGGCGGTCGAACCACTGAATACCTGCTGGGCGTGCTTGATTTTGTAATGTCTCATATGTCTATCTCCTTTTATCTATGGGGTTTATCACCCTTGTCCTTATATACATATTATACACCATTTTTGGCTAAATGTCAAGCTTTTTAGAAAATACCTATGCGTTTTTTGACAATTATTTTTAAGGCATAAATCTATTAAGCACAAGCACGAAGCGTGCTGAGCGCACGATTGCAGGATGGGACTCAGATTGATCGTTGGGGCTGAAATGGCGCCACGGTTGCGTGTCGCTTTCTGGCGGCGGATTAAGTCGGCGTTAAATGCTTATGCCTTTGAGAAATGCGTTCACAAAAAGTTTACAAATGTGCGAAATACAAGCTTTCTTTCGGGGGCGTCACCAAAAAACCTTGCGTTCATAAGCCTAAAAGCTTGCGTTACAAAGAATCGCATTTTTTTGCAAAAGTGACGATGCGTGGATGAAAAAGGGGAGGGGAGCGGAAGAAAAGATTGCGAAAATAGGGCGGATGTGAAAGATGAGGCTACTCTTTAATATTTGGGCGTTCTGAGCACAAAAATATTTTTATTTAACCCCTCATGCAAGCTTATCAAAATAGCTTGCATTTGACCCTTGTTTCCTTTTTATAATAAAAAAAGTCATTTTTACATTTTGATTATTTTCAAAAAAGCTATTGACTTTTAATTCAATATAGCTTATACTATCATTGTCGACAGGACGAGGGCTACACAATACAGTAGCCTATAGCAAATATCAAGCCCTGTGACGTGTCACTACATAGAGCGTGAACTCTTTAAACTCCAGTATCTTGATAAATCTATATTAAGACCCTCTGAGCAGTAAAGCACTCACATTTGACTATTAGAGATAATAGTGCCGTGAGCTGTGAGAGCAGAACGCTGAGCCGTTCATGGTTAAAAGTATAGCATAGATTGAATTAGCTCAGACCTTGCTTGAAATTTCAGCGAGTATCGGCGATGACCCTGTATTTTTACGGGCGAGCTATACCCTGACGACAGCGCAGTAAAGTCGCATCCCCTAGGGTGTTGGAATAGCAAGAGCCGACTGAGCAAAAAAATGAGCGTGATGCCTCACGGAGTAAGGGTAACTGTATGCCTTTACAGTACGCAAGCTTGCCGTACAATTCAATCACAAAAAAAGTAGGCTAATTCTTTGAGCTGTCTTGAATTAAGCAAGGCGGTTTAAAGCTTTATATAAAGCCCGTGAGCCGTCGGCTCGTGGGCTTGAATAGAGCTTTAAAGCTCAAATTTTAAATTTTAATTGGAGGTATTCATTATGAATAACATTAACATTTTGGAACAGTATAGGCTTACAGAGTCTAAAGCAGGCGATGGCGTGGAAGTAATAGCGTCAACATCAGAACAGATCGATAACATTAAGGCTTATATCAAGGGGCTTAATATCAAGTCAATTCGCACAATGTACTCTGTGCTTGAGGGCTTTGGTTTTGCCGTTTCATTCTCAAAGTCGCTCTTCTCACCTGACATCGACAGCGACACTTTCAAAGGCTGGCTTAAGCCGTTCAAAGCTCTACAGACACGGCTTGCCATCTATGGACTTTGCAAGCGCCGTGCAGTCGAGTTTAACACGGCTGATAATATCAAGGCTATGACAGACTCAAAGTCAGAATGCTTTGATGAGCTCAAAGCTCTAAAAACATGGCTCGGTGTAAAGGTGAACTGTAAAGCGACTGATATCGACACGTTGGAGGCTCACTGCTTTAAATACGCCAGATCCAACAGGGAGGCTATTGCTGAGGGCTGGACTGTCAAGCCTGTAAGCGTATATCAGTTTATTAACTTCTGCTTTAAGGAGTTGAATTTTGGTGAGAGCAAGACAGAGTGTGCTCTCGGTTATGCACAAAAGGCTATCAAGCAGGCGGTGCTTGACGATGCCGCCGAGGCTTATAAAAAGCTTACAGACTCACAGGCTGATAAGCCAGCCGAGCCAGCCAAAAAGCCGGCTAAAAAGACAGCTAAAAAGCCGGCAAAAGCCGAGCCAGTAAAGGCTTAATTTAAACAGTTCTGAGGGGTATCTGTAAAAGCCCCTCACCAACGCACATTGAGTGACAGTTATTCTGTCGCTCTTTTTTTTGTGCAAATTTTAAGGCGGATTTTTTTTGACCCTTGCGGAATTTCTTTTTACTCAAAACGACCTAAAAGGCGTCACTTAGTAAAGCTTCCGAGGGTCGATCTGTCTTAAAAAACAAAAAAGGAGGTTTTGTAATGAAATTTTCATCACATATAGCGAAAAAACCGCTGAAATTTCACGGTTTTCACGTTCTAAAGGGTGGTATGTACGGACAGGGTCAGCTTGTTGTTGACGGGGTAAAACGCCCTGTTTATTTTGTCTATCATGGGCAAAAAAATAATGACAAGCTAGCTATCTTTTACACATATTACGATGATGCTAGAGTATGGTTTAAAGACAAGTTCAAAGCATCTAACTCAATAATTACGGCGGAGTGTGCCATAAGACACTTAAATGTTGAATATCCGCCAAAGTCGGGCAAGCAGGGGCCTCGGTCAATTCTGGCAGAAGTACCACGCCACGGCGGTAAATCAACAGCAGAAAAGTTTGCTGTCCAGTGTGTGTCAATGCACTTTTCTAAGAGAAGATAAGGAGATGATAATATTATGAATAAACTTGCTATTGCCATTCTTAAAGCACTACATGATGGCGTTGTTACAAAGAGCGAGGCTGTCGAATATTGCCGTAAGTATGGCATTATGCTTTAATTTTATGAAAAATATTGACTCTTCATGGCATTTATACCCCGAATATACCTTGATTGGCATATATACTTCAAAAGAAGTAGCTATCAAGGTAGCAAAAGAGCAGGTCGAAAACATCGAAAAAACAAACAATTGGATTATCGAAAATGACCTGTTTGACAGTGATGACCATGAAAATACAACAATCCACTTTGACGAAATCGAAATGGATGATAGCGCCACAACGGCGTATATTCTATTCTCTCTTGGCAACTATGGGGAATATTCCCTTCTTGATTGCTACAATGACAAGGATCTTGCTGAAAAAAGAAGAGCTAGGTACGAAGAGAAAAATGATGAAAAAGAGTATTATGTGGTTACCTCAAAGATTAATAAGGAAGCATAATGAATAAAAGTTTATAAAGAAAACGTCGATAAGGAGAGTAAGAAAATATGTTTTATTCGCTCATTTGAGTAAGTGGTAACCGTAAGCCACGTTAAATAATTTGCGGCGTTTAAGTACGGCATAGACCGCCAAAAGTCTATTACTGCGGTTTGTTGCAAGGCTTAAGCGATATTGGAATATTGGGCTCGGCTGGTATGAGCAGGAATGGAGGTGGTGATTTATGCTCATTGTGCCAACCCTCGTGTAGAGGGGATACATAAGATATTAGCATTGATTTTTAATTCCTTTCTTTATTCATTGCAGGCGGTCAAAAGCCGCCTTATGGCTCGTTGGTCAAGTGATTAAGATGCCGCTTTCTCAGAGCGGAGTCGTAGGTTTGAATCCTGCACGAGTCACCAAAGGACGTTGCAGTCCTTAGACACGCATCGGTGACAAAAGTTACTGAATGCGCAGGGAAGTACGGATGAGACGTACATTACTTGCCTTCTGTGGGTTGTGGGCAAGACAAGCCGCTGTGGTGGAATAGGCAGACACAAGGGACTTTAATGTAAATTCTATAAGAGGTGAATGATTTTTTTGCTAAAGGTTATTAATACATACAAATGCAAAGACGGGAGAGTTAGAGCATATTGTAGAGACGAAAATAATAAGGCTAAAGTGATTTCTTATCCTCGAATTCTAATGGAAGAGAGTTTGGGTAGACCATTAGAGCCATATGAAGATGTACATCATGTTGATAAAGACACTGATAATAATTCTATGGGTAATCTTGAAATTATCAATCATGGTGTTCATCAAAAACTGCATGCTTCAAAGTATTTCGATAAACAAGCCATTTGTGAGGTTTGTAAAAAGCCATTTATTTGGACTTCCGAAAGGCAACGCTTGTATTATATTGATTTACGGAGAGGTAGACATAGAATCATTTCTTGTTCTAGAGAATGCAGTGGTCGTTATGGTAGGCAAGAGCAGCTTGGGAGGGATCCCTTGGCTGAATGCGGACTAAACGGTGAAGCCTAGCCCAATGGTAATACCGTGCCAAATGACATATTGTTATGTGCGTAGAGAATATACATCCGCCATCTAGAACAGATGAAGATTGATTCCAGACTATCAAACTGTAATTAAATTGTAATTACAGGTAGCGAAAGCTATAGTAGTACGAAAATCCCTCGGAGTAAAATCCTTACGAGTTCAAGTCTCGTCAGCGGCACCAGTGTGGTTCGCCAATACTACACAAAAGGAAATTGGCATAGCAGGTACAGTGCTTATCCCACCATACGGGAATGTAGCGAGATGCCTGCGCTTGCGACTTTAGCTCAGTTGGTAGAGCAACGCACTTTTAATGCGGAGGTCATGGGTTCAAGCCCCATAAGTCGCACCAACGCCAGATTTTATGGTGATTTTCAGGCGTAATCAGAAAATCATTATTATTATTTTAAAATGGAGGTGTTTTTATGGACGCTTTTGAAAACGTACATAATACATACGACCTGACAAAATTGATCAGGTCTGTTAAGCACGCAGAAGAACGTGACAAAGAAGAAATAGAGCTTAAAAGGCGCATAGAAAGCTATAAAAGCCGCAGACTTGAAAGAAAAGCAGCCAAAGTGTTGTGGATTATGCAGAAAGTTCTCGGCTTTGCTATGGGCGTTATGGCTATAGCTATGCCCGAGAGTGCGGTTATTGCCGTGCCATTAGCCTGTGCGTTTTTATTCACAAGAAATATCCTATCAATTCGCCCAGTTGTCGTTGATGCCGATGGCGGTGTTATCGAGTTTGAAAGAGGTAAGGTATGAGTTTATACAATGACAAGAGGATATCTTGGCTCAAAAGAGTTTTCACCGAGGGTACAAGAATATGCCTTGAGAAAATGGTTGATGACCCATATCCAGTTGAGCCGAATACGCTTGGAACGGTTGACCATGTCGATGACGCTGGCACAATTCATTGCAATTTTGACAACGGGCGATCGCTTGGCGTAATTTACGGTGTGGATAAATTTCATATTGTAAGGGAGGGAGAATAATCATGAAGAGCGGCGAAATTGGTTTTTTGTGGACTGCTTACTATCGTATTTATCATACTGAAACTGACTAAGGTTATATGCTGGAGTTGGCTTTGGGTGGTATCACCACTGTGGATCGGCGCACTGCTTAATCTGATTATAACGGTGATTGCGGTTATTATAGGCCTTAAAAGTTAAGTATGGCAAACCTAATATCTTTTAAATTTACTAAAGGGACAACTTGTCCCCTTAATAATTTGGGTTACTAACTAGACAAGACGCCCAATTAGTTCTATAAGAGAGGAGGTGAAATTATGCCAGAAAGTAAAATCATCACGAGCGAAAGCATGGTAGACAACCATGACCTCAGAAACGAGCTTATTGCCAGAACTGAGGTTCTTGATAAGGTCAAGAAACTGCTTTTGATACCCGAGATGAACTGTATGACTATTAGACAGGTGGCGGATTATTATGAGGTGGATTTTGATACCCTTAGAAAATGTTACATGCGTAATCGGTTGGAGATTGACACTGACGGTGTTGTAACTAAAACACCCACAATCTTTAAAGAAATCTTTAAAGGGACAAGTTGTCCCATTAAAGATGAAAAGGACTTTAACCGAACAACTTGTTCAGTTAAAGATGAGGAGATTTCTAATAAAACAAATTGTCCTATTAAGAATTTCGAGCAACAGCATGGTAAACTCATAGTTCAAATTGACGATAATACCCGCCTTGAAATTCCAAACCGAGGTATCAAGTGTTTCTCAAAGCGTGCCGTCCTCAGAATAGGCATGCTTCTTCGTGATAGCAAGATAGCCCAAGAGGTCAGGACACAGCTCCTAAACATTGTCGAACATACCGCAGAGGAAAAACCCGAACTTCTCACGCAAGATATCGACGACGAAGAAAAGCTCCAAGCGGCAATCGGCAAGGCTTTCGCCACGGGTGATATCATGGAATTTGCGACAGCCGCCCAGGCTTATACGGCGTTTCAGCGGCGTCATATCGACAGAATTGAAACGTCAAACAAGCTTTTAACAGCCGAGGTCTTACATATTTCAGACCGCAAAATGTTCAACAGAGTTATGCGCAAGTTTGCTTCGACTTTGCATATCAGTTTCGGCGTGGCTTTCAGCATGCTGTACAAGCAGCTTAGTTATCGCTATGGGATAGACCTCAAAAAGCGTGGCGATCGCAAGACACCGTATATTCAGTATATCAAAGATGACGAATGGGATAAGGTACAAAAAGTCATCGTTGCGATTCTTGAGAAATACAATGTCAACGTAAAAGAATTCTTTGAAAGTTGCTCTCCAACCTTTAAAGAAAAGTAATATAGGCGGAGTTCTCCGCCTTATGGCTCACTGGTCAAACGGTTAAGACGCCGCCTTCTCAGGGCGGAATTGCATGGTTCAAATCCTGCGTGAGTCACCAGCCCATTTTGGGCATTCCCTTCTTTTTCTGAGCGCGATGCTTTGCATCGCTATGGCTCAAATAGACTCTTATCCCCAGTAAGAGTACAGGTTCAAATCCTGTGTGAGCCACCATCAATGCAGGCATAATCAAGTCTGTAAATTTTAAAATTCAAAGGAGTTTTTGAAATGACTAACGAAAAAATGACGATTCATCAGGCACTTTGCGAACTTAAGATTCTCGACAAGAGGATACCCGCCCTTATCAAAGACGCAAAATTTGTGGTTGAGAACAAACATAGCAACACAAAGATAAATGGCGTTTCTATTGAAGAAGCTAAGAATGGCTTCAAGGCGAGCTATGACAAAATAGCCGACCTTATAAAAAGGCGTAAGGCAATTAAGCGTGCCGTTACGCTTTCAAATGCCGAGACCGAAGTCACAATACAGGGTATGAAACTGACTATTGCCGAGGCTATAGAGTATAAGAATCACGGCATTGAATTTGAGGAAGATCTTTTGAAGCATATGTCTAAACAGCTTAAAGCTGCACAGGACAGATGTAATTATGAGAACGGCGAAACATTACAGGGGCGTGCCGATGAGTATGTACTTGGAATGTTTGGTTCAAAAGACGGTAAAGCTGTTACAAAGGAAATAGAGGAGGCGAAAGCCAATTTCATAAAGGCGAACACTTTTGAAATTATCGAGGGTTTTGACACTGCCGAAATCATTTCCGACCTTGTCGATCGTATAGACAAGTTTAAGATTGATTTTGACTCGGCTATCAGCGTATCGAACGCTATAACCGAAATCGAAATTTCGTACTAAGCAAAAAATGGGTGCTTTTTGAAAACCTTTAATTTTATGACCTTTGTGTTTTAGGCTATATTCACAAAGTAAAATAATAAAAATCTGGCCTCAAATATAAGTAATAGCTATCGTAGTCTATACGAAGATATATGATATTCCTTTTTTGTGGGAATGTTTTGTTGCTCGACTGGTTGCATTACAGGTTCAATTCCTGTACGAGTAATAAGATAAAGCTTAAGGCATAAAGCTGAAAATTTAATTACGAAAGTTCAAAGCTTATAATCGTCTAAAGCTTAAATCTTAAAGCACAACAATTAAGATTTTACAAAACCCTTGAGTTTGGTTAAGGTGCGTCATAACTTGACCGTAGGTTATCCACAAGGCTGAAAAGTGTCCATTTTTATATATTTGACGGCGGGTTGACTTCGGTTGACTCGTCGTTATTTTTTTATTCAAATGCAAGCTAAAAAGCTTGCGAGTTACATTTAAGTAACACGGTCGATTGAATTATGTCACCACTTTGTAATCAAATTGTAATCTGTGTAACCATGGGTTACAATGCTGACCGCCATGGCGGTCTATGTGTCATTAGCTCAGTTGGCAGAGCATTCGACTTTTAATCGAAAGGTCTCGGGTTCAAGTCCCGAATGACACACCAGCCATTATAAAAAAATAGGAGGTAATAATTATGGCGTACTGTTTTAACAATATAAAAAATTTCAGGTCAAGAATGGTGGCACAGGCGATTCCTATACCAATTAGAAATATCATGCTTACAGATAGTGTACACAAGAAATCTATCGACACTGAAAAACTCGGCACAAAAGAAAAACTCGTTGTAATTGTACGGCGAAATTCTCATGATACATATTCTTTGATTACAGGCAGAAGAGATTATGAAATTGCCAAGCGTGACGGTTTAACAACTATAAATGCGATAGTTGTAAACATTAGTCGCCCCGCTTTTATGAGTAACTTCAAAAAGCTTATAGATGTAGATAAAGTATACATACCGAGAGACTTTATGAATCATCCGCCTAAAAAAGAAAAGATAGACAGAGTTGTCTGTTTCTATAATCATTATGGAATTTTTGATAATCCTATAACTATAAAGCTTGATGCTAAGGGTAACAAAATTCTAAAAGACGGCTATACCAGATACATTGCCGCCAAAAAGCTGGGGGTGACTCAGATTCCGTACAAAATTGTAGGAGGTGTTCATAATGTTAAAGGTCGGTGATGAAGTCAGAATAAGGCGTAAAAAAGACCTGCTTTGCGAATATAGTTACAATTGTCAAGAAGATGAGCGTTTGCTACCCGAAATTTCAGATGTAAGCTTTAGCCTCTCGATGTATAGATATTGCGGAGAAATTCACAATATAACTGAGATTGGGGGTAGAGGGGTTGGAGATACAGGTAAATATATGTTGAATGAAGCCCAGTGTTGGACTTGGACGGAATATATGCTCGAAACCCTCGATGGTAAAAAGTTATAAAAAACGCCCGCTTTTGCGGGCTATATTGGAGTGTAGCCAAGAGGTAAGGCAACGGACTTTGACTCCGTCATTCCGCTGGTTCGAGTCCAGCCACTTCAGCCACAGTGCGAGGGTAATTCCTGATACATACTATGGTTCTTCACCTCCAATAATCCCATAGTATTAAAAAGCCCTTATGGGCTTATGGCTCGTTGGTCAAGCAGTTAAGACGCTATCTTCTCAGGATGGAATCGTAGGTGCAATTCCTGCACGAGTCACCAAATAATGCAACTGATAGCATTACTGATATGTAGTTTCATACAACTGCATAATAAAAAAGAAGGGATAGATTTATATGAAAAAGATTGAAAAGGCTACACGCGACGAACAAATTCTTGGAAGAGTGCTCGGCGAGGATGAATGGAAAAGCGTTTTGCTTACTAATGTATATAACCATTTTTTAATAAAAACATTTGGGAAAGAAACGACAGCACGTAGAAAAACAGAACAACTTATCAATGAAACTATTAATGAGTTTTGCCGTGTATGGGGCTTTAGTCGCAAATACGAAACAAGACATTGTGATGGCAAAGATTTTCTTGACTTTTTAAAATCCAGAATTGTTGAAAGAACAACATTTACATACCACATTATGGATAATATGAATGTAAGAAAATTAGATCTTACACCGGTAGAACTAATCGATGTTACTTGTTCAATGGTGGCAGCTCCTCTTGCGCAAAGGCGTGGCGACAACTCTCTGGGGTATAATGCCACATTGCGGCGTATTTATGGTGAAATGTCTGCAAGATATGGCATCGTATGGAGTAATCGCATGAAGAGGGCAAATGTAACCTCAAAACATGAGGTTATAGAAAATAACCCGAAATTACGCAAACTCTTTAAGAACATCGTAAATGACCTATTGAAAAGAGGTGATTTTTAATGTATCAGATAGGCGACAAAGTGCGAATAAGATCTCTTAAGGATATGCGGTGCGAGTTTGAAACTCCGTCTCCACAGTATTGTGGTAACGCATTGATTTTCGGATATATTCATTTCATCAAAAGCATGATTCCATATTGCGGAAAAGAATTCTTTATAAAGGATTTTTACTTCTGCAATCATAATATTTATAGGCTTGAAACTAATTGTGGTCGAGAATTGCCTTTTGCCTTTGCAGAATATATGTTTGAAAGATGTGGAAAAAACGTTAGAGAATATACTGAAGAAGATTTGGAAGAGTTGGATAATCAAATATTTATTTGATAGGAGGTGGTACTGTTTTGATACAGGTGGGTGACAAAGTTCGAGTTAGAAGACTAAAAGATTTAGCCTGTGAATATATAGACATCGAAATGTATGACGGCGTTGAAATGTTTGGTAATGAAGGCGTCTTAATTGAGAAGTATAGTTCTTTTGTTGACGCCATGTGCGAATACTGTGGACAGGAACACAAAATAATTAATCTGCTAGATGGAAGATATGACGTTTTTCGTATAGATAAAGCGTACAGTTTCAATTTTAACGCATATATGTTAGAACGCCTTGACGGTAGCCTTATTGCTGAAAATTAAATAGGAGATGATGATATGACTAAAATTGGAGATAAGGTTCGGGTTAGGAGGTGCAAAGATTTATTGTGTGAGTTTGTAGAACCACACGATAAAATTGGGGAAATTGGTGTAGGACATACGTTCACTAATCCCATGTTTATTTTTTGTGGTAAAGAAGCCACAATTGACGATTTTGAAGACGTTTTTCATGGTTATAATGGGTACTTACTCGACATTGATCATGAATATGTCTTTGATTTATACATGCTTGAATCCCTTGACGGCAGAGCGCTTTAATTTTTAGGAGGTGAATATATGAGGTTGGAAAAAAGTGTTTTCTTTTTTAAGCGATACCTGGATTTGCTTGAAAAAATAAAGGAAATTAATAGCCCGCATACCTATTTGCTTTTTCGTTACATT